GTCATTTTTTGCTTTGCCAAAGACATAGCTTCAGCTGGTGTCATAACTAATTGTGTGCCTTCACCGACAAGGGTGTCTTCGCCTATGTCCGATGCAATACGGGCAAACATTCTTATAATATCTGGATGATCACCAAGTCTGCGACCATCTGATAAAAACACATCTTCTAAAAGGTCTGGATCAATGTAGCGCTCTGCTGCTGCCATTGCCATGCTGACCTTTTGCTCTGTAGCCTGGCCAAACTCTTTTTCCAACTCCATTTCGCTTTGTGAAATTAAAGTCTCTACATTTTGTGCAGATCTTTCATCAACCTCAGTAATTGTAGTTTCTAAAAAATCTGCCATTTGTTGCGCTTGTCTGTTGTTTAGACCAGCACCATAAACTGCCTCTTTAAATTTATTCCAGCCATCTTCGTCAGTATCATCGACATTTATTTTAAGATCATAATCGCCTGACGTTTCTGGCCGTCCAGTTTCAGCGTAAAAATTATTATATTGATCGTCTGTCCAGCTGCTTTGTGGTTTAATAATTTTATCTGCCCCGACATGGGATCTTACATGAACATAAGATTTTGCCAGGCCGTTTACATCTGTAAAATTTTGCAAGCTAGGATTGCTTCGCAAACTTTCGTCTAAAGTATCAACAAATCTTGCTGGTGCTTCTGCTGCGACTTCTTGAGATCCAGTATCTTGGATTGCCTCTTCGCTCATTGTTTTGGTTCCTTCTTGTCGGACAACATCCTGACGATCAGCAACACTGTTGCGCGTTGTCCTTCGTTAAATGCAGATTCATATGGATCGCCAGAAAAGGTGGTTGTCTCAAATCCAAACCTGGTTTTGAGGTCATCTAAAACTTGCTCACCGTCCTCTGTATTAAACGTGCGGCGGTACGCTAATTTAAGGTCTTCTAATTTCTTCATCTTATTGCTGCACAGCTTTTACCATCGGCGCAATCTTATTAGTAACTTCTGCGTCCATCATGGCGTCTTGCTGTTGTGCCTGGAGTTCAGCGGCTTGTGCTTGCTGTTGACGAAGTTCTGCAACCTCATCCTGGCCACGGATAACACGCGCTGGTATGCCAGTGACTTCAACCAGGTACTGTACAAGCTTGTCTGTGTCTAAGTAGTCCATTACTGGCGCTATCTGCGAAACTTGCATCATTACCTCGAAACCACGCAGCATTGATTGCAGATCTGTTAGTTTCTGCGCCTTGGCCATTGGGCTGACGTATTCGATTTCTATGTCCTGGCCTTGCAGCTCTTCGGGTGGTGCTGGCAACATCTTTGCTTCCAGCAGCAAACTAAAGCTACGCTCGATCAGTGGCTGTAGCAGCTCACTCTGGAGCCTTCCTAGCACAGGAGCCAGGATCCGCATCTTTTCTTCGTTGCGCTGAAGCACTTCTGTGGCGGTCATGGTTGCGCCTGGTGACATCATTAGCTGGTCAACATAGAACGCCTTGTTAATGGCATTGCGTCTTTCGTTTTCCATTGCCAACCCTAGAGGGTTGTTTGCACCTATTTGGAGCGGTTCTAGACGATCTCTAGTGCCAGATCTGTAGAAGTTTATTGCGCCTGGTGTTGTTCGAACAGGCAACACAAAGCCATCATCGGGCGCCATCATCGGTGGATCGATCTGCTTTTGTGCAGCTCTTATTGTCACCTCAGACATTTTGTTCAGCATCTTAACGTCAGGCAATGCGTTCATCGATGGTGATCGTCCGTAGGTACTGACGCTATCTTTTACAAATCGCGGAACCATAAACGGAAAACTATCAAAGCCACCCTCACTTAGGAGTTGGAGGGTATCGGCATGGTAATAAACCGATGCCACGGCTTTTTGCTTCCCAACACCGCCCTTGCTCTCCCCTCTAGGATAAACAGCATGAATGACGTTGTGTTTTTTGTACGGATCTTTTTCAAAGTCTTTCTTCGCAATATCTGGTAATGCATTCTCACCAAAGCGCTGTGCCATTGCTCTGGCTGTCATTTCAAATTTTCTATAGACCGTATCGACCTCGCCCAGGGCGTTTTCGCTTATACAGATCTCTGCAATGTGCCTGGTGTTAAATCGTAACCCGTTTTCGTCTTTATCGACAAACAGTGCCGCTGTGCCAAACACCACCAGGTCATAAAACAGCTCATGGATCTCTTGCTGAAAGTTAGATCGATTAAATGCCTGGTACATTTGATCCAGGCTTAACTCTAGCCATTCATTAGCCGCATCGTCTTTTTGCAGCGCTGGATCTCGATACCGCATAGAAAACCACGGGCTAACAGGGCTAGTCAGCATTCCGTGCAGTGAGGACGATAATAATTCTACTGCATGTATGGCCGTGCCATCAAAGATTAGCTCGGTGCGTTTATCACCTTGCTGACGCCTTTTTGTAATGTCTGCTTTGCGCGGCAGCATAAAATCTGCCAGTTCTTGCCAATGCTTTTCCCAATTTGATCTTTGTGTCTGGAGAGTTTTTAAACGCTCATCCAGCGTTTTTATCATTGGTAATACTTCCATTACATCAATCCATAACTAGAGATGATAGACTTTCTTTTCTTACGCAAACCTGGGGCTAATCCTTCCAGGGATTTACCTTGCGTTCGTCCAGCCATCTTTTGATTAAGTCGCTCTAATGGATCGACACTTGCCGCCATTTTTCGTTTTGCTGGCTGTGAAGACATAGCGCCCATCTTACCAGCCTGGTTTTTATACATCATCGAAGCAATCCACCGCTCATCAATGATCTGCCTGGCCGCAAGCCACGGGTATCAGAACTTAACAATCCTCTAGGTGTGGTACGAATTGTAGATCTTCGACCCGTTCCTCTAATCGTATCGGCTACACTCTTTTCAGTTTCACCCTTGGCCACCTTTTCTAGCTCATCAGCCTCTTCTTCAGCGCCCAGCGCCGTTGTTGTACCAGCACCCGTATCAGGCTCATCTGGTGCGTTTTCACCTTCGTTTTCTCCAGCATTATCTGGATCTGCTATTGGTTCTGGATCCGCTGGTTGATCTGCTAGTTTAGCTGGGGGATCCGTAATTATAGATGTGTCGGGTGTTATGTCTTCTATTACTGGATCTGGTTCAGGTTCTGCTGTGGCTGTGGTTGTGGTGGTAGTTGTTGCAGCTGGTGTGGATGAAGCTCTATCTCGGTCACGATCACGATTAGCTTTATTTCTGTCTTTCATATCTTGTAAGGCTTTTTGTGATGCAGCCGTTCTATCTGCGTAATCTCGCAAACCCTCGGACGATATACCTTCTGTATTTCCAAAACTTATAGCTATATCTGTTAGTATATTATCAACGACACGACCTGTTCTTGTACTGGGCGTATCTCGACCACGGCTAACATTTCGATCAGCAGCGGCTGTTGTGCTACTCGTTGCCTTACGAAAGCTATCTCTTAAATTAGAAAAAAATCCCATATATTACCTCATGCAGCGAAAGGATTATAATCCATGATCGCTGTTTTCTGTGGTGGCCGCCCATCAAAGGATCTGTTCTCACGCAAACCCACCGCTAAATATCGAAACCCATCAGCTGCATGGCTTGACCAATCATGCACTGGTGTATTCCTAAAACTTCTTAATCTTTCGTTATATGCTCTGTGGTATTGTCTAAGCGCTTCTAATCCAGGCTTGCATAAGTCCTGGTCAAACCAACACCTGGGCAGCAACATCTTTGCCGCATGAATACCATCTTCGAGCGGTAACTTAGGAACAACCCTAAAGTTAATTCCTAAGTCATATGCCGTTTCTCGGCGGCTCTTGCCCGTACTTAATTCGCGTACCTCAATATCATGGGGCGCATTGTGTTCCCCATATAAATACCCCTTGTCTTGTAAAACCTTTACATAGTGGGGTAATCCCTCGCCCCTATTCTCATAGAAGTCTATTATATGTATTGCACGGCCTACACTCTGTAAAAACCAAATCACCGTGCTGTCGTTCACACCCAGATCCCAAAAGGTATTTACCCTCACACTAGGATCATAAGGCACATTCGTTATTCGTCCAGCCTCATGCAGATCTTGCAGCTCATTACCATACACAGCACCTGGCACATTAGCCACCCAACTACACTCATACTCTTGAGCATACTGATCAGCTGTCATCATCGCCTGGGCAGCCTCTAATTCTTCAGCATCCAATATGTCAGTATCACTGGCCTTATATAATGCCGTGTGCCAATCAGCTTGACCTTCAGCAGCCTCATACAAATCAAAGAAAGAATTATGACCCCTGGGCGTACCAATAAACAATGCCCAACCCTTACGATCACTCAGCGCTGGCCGAATAATCTCAGGAAACAAACTCTCAGGCATGTCAGCCATCTCATCGAGGCATGTGCCATCTAAATATATACCCCGTAAACTATCAGGGTTCTCAGATCCAAGCAGCTGTATTCGAGCCCCATTTGGTAGATCAGCTCTTAATTCAGTCTCGTGAAACCTCACCATCGGTATCGCACCAGCAAACTGCTTTAGATAATCCCAAGCTACTGCCTTCGCCTGTCGATAGGTAGGGGCAATATAAGCGTACCTGGGGTTAGGCTTTGTGTTAAGTATAGCATCCCTAAGTAAATGGTTTATGGCCATCACTGTCTTGCCAAAACGCCTGTGACATACAACTACGCCCCAGCGCTTCTGGGCTAGCTCTTGATGCAGTGCATTCTGCAATGGTCTAGGTGAGTATGGTATCTCGATGTGCATGAAGGACAGTATCTTATCTGGGGTTATTATACGTATGAGTCGGGCGGCCAGAATTTTGGGGGGTGGGGGGTGGCCGCCCTTGTAAATTACGGGGGCAACGGGCGTGATCCCCGTCACCTACAATAATAATATCAAGCACTTAGCTAAACTTGTGCCAAGCTGTGTGCCAAACGCTGTGGATCTGGACAACAAAAACAAAAAAGAAACTTGGGGTATGCCTCGCGCGCGCGACCCCTGTCTCAAGCTGTGGTGTATATATAATTATCCAGCTGCTTCAGCAGTGACATTACCATCAGACCAGGTCAATGTGATCTGTCCAGCTTGTTGCTTATCCTCTGCCTTATCACGCAACCCAAGCGGTTGCATTTGCCTGATATGCTTATCCATATGATCAGCCTCCAAGCGTCTACGTTGTACCTCTGCCATTGCTAGCTTTGGATCATCAGGTAGCTTTGCCTTAACCAGGTCAAGTATCTGATCCCTCATTACTTCACACTGCAAGCTTCTAGCTGTTCTGTATTGCACATGAGCATCATCGTCTTCCCGAATATGACGCAGTACTGTACGCCATCCTGGTAGATGATCTGAGCTATCACAAATGCGTGTCAGGCTTTCGCCATTAGCAATGCGATCACAGATCTCTTCCATTTGTTTTTTATTGATGTTTCTCTTGGGCATTGAATTCCTAAAATACACCCCGTGCGCTTATGGATTTAATTCTTCAAAAGGACTACGAGGACAGCGACACGGGGCTAGTTTGAGCAAGTAAAAACAGGGAGGAGTTTTTACGTCGTAAATGTGGCTGGTGATACAATCTAGATCGCGACAACCTGGAGAACAAAGTTCGATCACCCAGTTATCATGGCTGCACGGATACTCGGCATGAGATCTGCATTTTCCAGTAGAGATAACTGTGCCACATTATACTAAATCTTTACTACATTTCGCGCACTCGTACAACATCTAGTTTGCTTTTCATGCATTTTAGACGGTATCAGTCAAAACACTGCTGCGAGTAGCTGATCTTCATCATGGTACTTCATATCGTAGTAACACCGAATAAGTGCATCCATGTATCTACGTTTGATCTGTCTACCATCGCGTAGACCTTGCATCCTGGCTAGTTGATGCCACTTAGCACCGCGCTCTCGAAAGGCTGCGCTATGTGCTACTGCCCATACAAGCTTACGATCATCAGCATCCATATGCTTTATACCAAGAGACAATGCTCGATCAAAGTTGTCTACCTGTTGTGGTGTAGCTTTTGGTAATCTTACCTGGAATTCGTTGTAGCCGTATGCCCTCCAGCTTTGAGGATAGTCTGGCCATCCTGACATCTTTTGCTTTCGAATTGCTGCTGGTAGTTTACGCTCCGTTTCAGCTGCTTCTAAAAACAGATCATCGAGCTGGCTTACATCTGGTTTATCCACAGAGAATTATCCCAAAGAAAAAAAAAGATGTTACTATGATAAGCATTGCGCTAATCGAAAGAGCCTTTTATTTGCTCTTTCGAACGCGCTGAGAATTGTGCTGTTCTGAGCGCTTATCATATGCATGTTTAAACGGCACAGCCGATTTTAAAAACATGATTCAAAATCCGTCAATCCCCTATTTTGTCAACATTGCTGTGCTGACCCGTGCTATGCTTTCTGATGCTGTGGCGGCAAAACTTTTTTTACTTTTAATCCATCGGAAAGATCAATTTTCTGCAATAAGTCTTTCACCAGCTGCCTATCTACATAATCCATGCTGCGAAACATACGCACTATTTCGGCTACGTTATCGACCTCTTTATCCATCATTATCTCCCAGGATTGTTTTCATGCGGAAGGCTACTTTGCGTAGCTCTTGTTCCATCTCTGGCTCGATAAACCCCGTGAATAATGGTCTTCTGTCTTTGGCTTGTTCTGCGTCACCAGCAACCAGGGCAAATGTCTTATCCCTGGATGACAACTCAAACGTAATATGACCCACTGTGATGCGCTCACGCTGCGTGTCTGGATGCCTACGCTTGGCTTTGAGGGTGTGCGTACTCATAGCAGCCCCAGTGCTTTCCTACGCGCTATTTCCTCTTCGACATGTCTATCAAAGTTTCTTTTGCGGCTAGCTTTGTTTCTGCAACCGCCACCGCAATATTTTGCACCAGTACCGACATTTTTTGTTTTAAATTTTTTACCGCATTCCAAGCATTCAATTTCTTCAAAATTTTTAAATAATAATTTAACTCTATTATCATGCAGCAGCTGATGTAACACATCGCTTTGATAGTCATGCGGAACGAAAAATCTATAACCTAATTGAGTTTTCATAGATCCTCACTCAGTATGTCATCTAAAATCATAGGAACCTTGCCCGTGCCGCTACAAACTGGACACTCGACATACTCTTCCAGGCCATCGCCGTATTTAAACTCGACAGGCCACTCAACATAAAAAGGCATCGATCTCTTGCCGCGACCGCGACAGTGTTTGCATTGAATGAGGATCTGGTCATTCTCGCCACACATAATATGTTCCAGTTTTATTTGATTTTGCCGCTGATCCTTTGCCGTAAATAATCTCAAGGGCGTTAAAAAATTTATTTGCATCATATGCAGTTACAAACGTGTAACCTTGACCAGGCTCTAAATCTTTTGCAGCGCCAACGAAAACTTCTACACGGGTATAATGCTCATCTGGCGTGTTTGCAGCAGCTATCATTTTAGCCATTGGAAAATGATAAAAGTCTGTCATGCTACCACCCGAAGCTTTATCAGTGGCCGTAAGAACGCCTCAACATCTTCAACCGATCTGCACAGCGCCCACTGCTGCCCAGCCTCAATTAATTCATCACGCCTAAGTTTCTGGTTAGCGTTCATAGATCCGCGCTTGGTTTTTAACTCTATGTAAAATGTTTGAGGTATACCGCTGGTGGTGTGTTCTTCGGGTACACAGATCTCCAGGTCAGGCCAGCCGTATTTTGTACCTAATTTTTTTAGACGGTTTATGTAATTTATGTGGCGCTTACCCTCATTAGGGCTGTGATGATACACGCACTTACTTGGCAAGCTAACATCCAGGTAATTTATAACTTGATATTGCAGCTGATCCTCAGTCATAGGTCACGCACAATGTAAAAGTCGTTAGGCATTACCGCGCTGTCTGTCATCAGCATAATTCGATCCATATACTTAGGACTTGGAATAAGCTTTTCTTTATTGTTATGCCTTAAACACCAGCGCCTCGCGATAGTTGCATGTGATGCGCCTAATTTGTTGGCCAGCTCCGCATATGTCCAACCTTTGTCCAACCTGTACTGTTCTAATGTCATACTTAAAAGTATCGTGTCGTTTGACTTTTTTGTCAAACCGTAGTTAGCTTGTTCAATACAGACCCGTTTTGTGCGATATAAGCCAGTCTAAAGCCACCTAGCATTGTCGTGAACTCTTGACGGAAGGCGACAATTTTAGGAGAACAATTATGAACCAGATGAATCAGATGTTGGTGAGCATGTCTAATAATTTAACTGAGTGCATAGAACAGTCTGGCATGACAAATAGTGAAGTAGCTGCCGCGAAAGGTGTCACGCCAGAAACATTACGCCGTCACAGAAATGGCAAAATACAAATGACTATCAAAGATGCGGAGCATTACGCGCGAATCTTAGATGTAGATCTACACCGAATCTTATTTAAAAACGCACCGATTCCCGTTGTTGGAGACTGTTTAATAGAAGAATGTTGTATTACACGCACCATGCACGAACCTCAAAAGTTCGAAGTTTATGCAGAAAATACTTTCAAAGTTCCTCACGTTGCTTGGGTATGGAGAACAGCTCAACCCTATGTAGGTCAGTGGTACGATTGGAATGGCGCTGTGTCTTTTACAAAACGAGATCCCATTGTGGATAAGTTTGTCGATCCAGAGTGTACGCAATTTATATCGGTAGTAAAAAGCAAAACGCCATTTGCAAGTAAAACACCAGGACATGAGGGTAACTTGCTGACAATGACAGCTGGAGTTGTTTATCCACAACCGCATGGCTTATACACTGTGCATAACGGTAAAACCGAAGAGACATATACAGACCTGGATCTTGAATGGGCAACACCACATTTGAGCGTTGTTTTTCGCCCACGGTTGTGCGGTATGGACGTAAAAGAAATAACCAAATAAAAAATAATTAAGAAACCCTATGGACGTAAAACGTCCTATATGGCAACGTAAGACATTGCATTGCACAACGCATTGTCATGGGGGTTTAACAAATGTTTCACATCGAAACGCCCGATTGGGCGCAGAGACACAATTACAAACATCACAGTAATCCGCGCTCAAAAGATCGTGCTAAAAATATATTCGAAAAATCTGTAGTACGTCCAAAGGTGCATTGGGCTAGAGAAAAACTAAAAGATCCTGATCAAACAGAACATCACGAAAAAGCACAAAACATACTAGATACATTTACTAAGAATAGAGGCAGTGCTGCCATGCGCGGCGGTATAGCCGTCCAGGACGCATGTAATCTCCATTTGATACCTGAAAAGGAAACTGGAACAACATTGACGCTTGTAGAGGCCATACACGTTGCCCAGGACAGAATGCGTAAGTATGAGCCTAAAGATTGGAATGCTACCGTCAGAGAGGACGATACAGCGCGTAAAGAGCATTACATCGATGAGATAGCCAAAGTAACTGAACACGCAATTCTGGGGCTGCGAGAGGCTATGAAAAAGGACAATAGATTTATTGGTGAAATACAGTGCCTCGATACATTGCCTGGTAACGCCCTACCCCACAATACATTGCCAGACTACGGACGGCGTGGGGATCTCAAAACAAAATGGTCATCACCGCATCACAATGCAAAGGATCCGCTGACAAAAAAATGGTACAAAGCATCGTTGCCTAGCTCATTGAGCGGTATGTTTGATATGAACAATGTCTACCAGGTAGCTGGCTTTTACGCGCTAAACGGACGGCAACCACCGTTCTTGGTTTACGCTAATGCATACGACTATAAAATTTTTACTGAGGACAATGCGCCAGAACTGAAACCAAACTACCTGGAAGA